GTGCTTCTGCATCTAATATACAATCAATTAACACATACGCATCGTTAGGTTTAGGAAAACGAGTTTTGTCTTCTTTAATAACATGACTGTTATAGATGTCTTCATAACGATCAACAAACGTTTGTGCGTAAGGATGGTTAGGATCAAACCAGTATAAGCCAGAGTCCGAATGCGGTTTATCAATACCTTTCCATTTACCCTTGTTCATTGTTACACCCATATAAGCGACTAAGTTATTTTTAGGTAAGACCGTGTCTAACCACTGATTAGTAACGGGTTTATATGTAATTACGTCAGCATCTAAATAGATAACTTGATCTACTTCTGTACTGCGAGCAGCATCGATCCAAGTATATGCTTTATATGCAAAGCCTCTACTAAAATGATCGCCAATAAAATCTAAATAATTTTGTAGTCCAGGATTGCAACGTTCAAATACATCGAGTCCAACTACATTATCTGCATTTGGCAATTCGCTTGCATCCATATCTTCTAGGTAACAAACCAATGTAACATCTTTAGGCCAAAACTTAATAAATGTTTCAACCATACGTTTTGCTAATCCGTCATAATAACTACGATTAAATGTTGTAACTGCTATTCTTTTCATTTGAACACCAATGGTTTTAAATGTGCCCATGATTCACCAGATGCATGTTCTTTACCAGTCCATTGTGTATATGCAATGTCATACTTCCATTGTGTGAGATCTATATCATACTTTAATGTTTCAATCATTGACAAGTCTTTAAGTGCTACTGGCCAGATCATAGATCCGTCATTTAACGCAAACGTCGGAATGCCTTCGCATATTGCTTCAATGGCACTTAAACTATTGTAAGTTACCACACACCAGGCTTGTGATAAATCTTGATACAATCCATCGGCACGATTAGGACTTGACAAATAGTCACCTAGTGAATCTGTATTTTGGCTTACAGTAATCGTAGGATCGTTTAATTTTAATTGCAACTTTGTTGCCAGCTTCAATCCTTTTTCCCTATTGCGAGGATGAGGACGTATAATAATAGGTCTGTCAGAGTGCTTGCGTATATCAACAATTAATTCTTCAAGCCAATCATAAAAACTATCATACTTTTCATACATCTCTAATAGGCTTGAATCGCCCTCTTTTTGACACATTATAAGTATTGAATCTCCTGGAGAATTCCAATCTTTAAATACTATACCAGTTTCACTTTCAAATTTATTCCAGCGGTCTGATGGAGAGTTTTCATTACCAAACACCCCTTCAGTCCACTTATAACTGTACCAACCTAGTCTAGCCCAACCCAAATGGCGTCTAAAACTAGGTGATTCATTTACTAGATATGGTTTACCCGAATCCCGTATGTAACTGTATGCAAGATTACGATCAGCATTACGCATTACCTTAGGTTTAATTAGATTTGTTTGAATATAGCAATCGCCATCGTCTGCTTGTGTATAATTAACCGTTTTGAATTGATCGCCATGACGCTTTAACCCTTTTTCCAATCCAGGAAATGCAGATTTTAAAGCCCCGTTAATCCCATATAATTTTATCATAAACCATGCTGTTCACAGTATTCGGTAAAAATACGTTCGCGATGCCATTCACTTCCCATTGGCGTAGTAGCAAACTCATGGAAACTTGGTGTGCCTAATGTATAATGTAACAATTTAGCATCAGGATTCTCGCCATATTCATCTGGAAGCCAATTCCATTCTGCTGGTAGTTCGCCTATTCTCTCGTCTTTAAGCCAACTGAACCGATGTAAGTGCGAACCTGTTGACTTTTGAATATATTCTGGTTTTAATATTCTATTAGGATGGCTATTGCAATTCCAAAGTATAACACTAGACCAGTTTTTGCGTGGGTAGTTTTCGTTTTTTGCACCAAGATACTTTGTAGTCATCTTAGTTTCATAATCATGTTTAACTACCATTACGTCTTTATCCATTTCACGCAATTCCCACAGTTTAACAATATCATCGCGTACAATCATATCACCGTCCATGAAGATAGCCCATCCTACGTAATCCGTTAAGTGTGGAACAAGGAATCGACTGTAGATAAAGTGATTGCTGCCATCTGTGTGTGTTTCTTTATAATCATCAAACAAGTTTAATGCTAGTGGAATAATCGAAACCGGCTTTGATGCATTTCTAATAATTGAATTAGCACACGTATGGTATGCAATTGCTTCTCTTGGATCATACCCTATAAAAATTGGAATTGGTTTCATAATCTTGTAATGTCATCTTCGTCGCAGCGATTACCGTATTGTATTTCTACAACTCTACACGGTTTGTCAAATGGATTAGTTAATTGATGCCATTCGCCGCATATAATAGTAAATTCGTCATGCTTTTCTAATTGTTTAGGTGGTATATTGTATCCAGATTCTAATCTACTATTGACTATACATTTACCTTCGCTAACAAGCCAATACTCGTTACGTTGTGCATGCTTTTGCATCGATAAACTTTTACCAGGATCAACAGTGAGTTCTTTTACTTTACAACCTTCTACTTCATGTAATACGCGATAGTAGCCCCATTGACGAACCGTTTTAGGTGATTTCCATTCTTCTAAAATCCATGAACTACTATTTGCTTTATCTTCACCACCAACACCAAACGCAAATTCAACACCTTTATTAGCCATTGACATCTCTGGAATATTACCCATGTTTCGATCGCCACCATTGGCGAATACCACACTATCAAATGGAATCCAATTGCCTGTATGATTTTTAATGTTGAGAGCATATTCGATTGCTTTACAAGCAGATCCGTCAGAATCATCAAACGGGATAACTTCGTCAACACAACCTAATGCTTTTACAATAGCGGCACGCTCAGTCCAGGGCATAAAGTAACGTCCTTTTTTACGCACAAGCCAATCATCAGAATTTATACCTACAATCAAGTAAGCACCTAACGCTTTTGCTGCTTCTAAGTAGCGGATATGTCCGCTGTGGATAGGGTCAAAGCCCCCGGTGGCTACTACAATTTTCATTGTAGTATTTATTATCTGCGTAGTTTACGATTTAATCTTCACCAAGCCAGCGAAGACTACGGTCTAACCATTCAATTACAAGATCTTGCTGTCTTAGATATCCATAAGAATTAATACTGTTAACGGCACTTTCTGGAAGTAAACCAGTTTCAGCTAAATCGTACCAACGTGTAGTTTTTGGATCCATTGGTTCAATGTTTGATTTATATACAATAGCGCGAATCCAAGGATCACCTATATTTTTTTTCATAAACGCACAGTCAAAACCGGATACTGATAACATATGCATCAAGCTAACTGGAGTATAATGAAAGTATTCACAATCATTCTGCCTAGCGGTAAATCTATTGTATACTAATTCAGTAGTTGACGGCACCGTCAAACAAAGCATTGCACCGTCTGTCATTATATTATACCATGTTCTAAGTGTTTCTAATGGATTAACTGAATATTGAAATGCATTATTGCACCAAATAACATCAAATCCCTTTTGTTCTTTATTAAGAGAATACGTTTCAAAATCTCTGCGCTCATAAACAATATTCTTATATTGTTTTGCTATTGGCAAATTGGATTTTAAATCAACACCGGTGCATTTAATATTCAATGGAATTTTGTTATCATCATCATCTAAAATGTAAGCGTTTGCCCACCATTCTAAATCAAGACCATTACCACATCCCATATCAACAAGTGTATCAATACTTTCCATAAAACTACTGTACTGCCACAGTAAATTTAATGTTTCAAGCGCATGTTCGTGAGCTTCTTGATCGTTTTTAAACACTTACATCCTCCATCCCTGCTGTACGTAACTTAACAATATGGCCCATTTGCCACTGTTTAGTATCCAACCCTTTCATAATACCTAGCCAACGATTACGTAGTAATGCTACTTCGTTAATAAGCATTTCCATATCAATAACTTCGCCTTCGCCATCTACGTATTTTTCAGCATCTCTACTAGTTAACGCCCGATTGTAATTTTCAAGATATTTTTGAAAATGCTTACGTCTAATTTTACGTAATTCAATATTAAGATAATTTAACACAGCTTCAATTTCTTGAAGCTGGTTAAATCTATGTTCTGTAACACCTGGCAATAATTTAATATTTTGCTCTACATTACCGCCAATACGAACTTCTCGTTTTGCTTCCTGCAATTCATCGTTATAATAATCAATGAATAGAGGAAGTTGAGAAAGATTTTGTGTTACTTTATTGTACCACATTATTAATAGTCGTCGTTATCGTCGTCGTAAAAATCATATTCGTCGTCGTCTTCTTCATATACCAATTCCTCATCGGCATATTCTGCGAGACTTTTAATAACATAACTATCTTGTGCTACAGCGGCAACTTCGCTGGCATTCATGCCATTTTCAATTAACACCGCTACAAAATCATCTGCTGCTTGTTGGAAACCCCCGCTAATATGCGAGCGTAGAGCTTCCCAAATTTCCATAGCTAAATCAGGACTCATATTCTTCTTCTGCTCCTAGTGAATCAGCGACATTATCATTGATATCTTCAACAACATCAGTAATATATGCTTCTTCGTTACTTATCTGTTCTTCTGCAAAACCAAAATCTTGCATGAGTCGATCGAGAATACCATTATCATTTGTTTCCCATGCTTTACGGAACGCAAGCACTTCTTCACCTGTAGAACGTTCTACAAAACGCAGTCGATTGCCTGACTTAGTAAGAAGACCTTTCTTTTCTGCTAAATCAACAAGTCCTGAGTATGGATTCATACCAGTCTCATATGGAATTTTAACTTGTACAGCTTCAAATGGTTTAGCATAGCGTGTCTTCATTACCTTACACGCAGCCCGAATACCTTGTACCTCAGAAGTCTTGTTACCGTCCTCGTCTTCCTTGAGCTTCAATTTGCGCATTGCTACAACAATAGAAGATGCATAGATAAAGCCTTGACCACCTGAAATTTTATCATCTGGGTCAAACATATCTTGCGATGCGTAAGTGTGGTTAGTTGCTACCAAACCTACGTTGTAAGCACCAATCATGTTTACAGTATTACGAACAAGAGCAGTAAGTGCTTTAGGCTTACGACCCAAATCGCCCTTCATATCACCTTTTTCAAACTGATCAACATCTGTAGGTGTTAACAACATACCTAATGAATCAATAATAAACAATACCTTTGGGCGTTCATCTTCTGGCATTGCCTTATAATCTTTCATAAACATCGAAATAGTCTTAGCAACATCGTCAATCATACTCATGCTAAGTTTTAATAGTTTATCTTCTGAAGTATCAACACCCAATGCGTGCAACCACTGTTCGTCGAGTGCGTTTTCTGAGTCGATCATTACAACAAAAATACCCTGTTGTTGGGCGTGTTTAGCAATGTTGCCAGATACAAAGTATGATTTACCTGCACCCGATTCGCCTGCAAACACAGTAACCTTACCCATTGGCACACCCTTATGGAAGTCTCCAGAGATAAGATAATTAAGAGCATAATTACCTGTCGATACCCAATCGGTTGGGTCATTAAATCCAATGCTAAGTCCGTCAATTGCTTTTGTAACATCTTTGCGGAACTTGCTTACGTCAAATGGTTTAGCCATAGTTTATCCTTTTTTCAAACAATATAGTAGATTGCCAAGAGCAATAAACTCTATAATAATTAGTAATTCAATCATATCCGTCTCCAAAAAGAAAGGACTCAACACCCGAGAAAGACCTCGGGTGTGAGTATTGTACCCTTAAATTATGAGGACTGCCGTGCGCGGATCATAGCAAGGATGTCTTGTGCCTTGTCTGCACCCGCTGCTGGCGCTGCTTCTACCTTAGGTTCTACTACAGGTGCTGC